TTACACCTGATCTACAAGCCAGCCGGGAGCAGCAGGCCGATACGCGATACCAGGGAACATCGGCGCGCTCGGCCAGTCTCGCAATCCCATGCGGTAGCTTTGCAACTGCCCGTATTGCTCTGGTGATAGGGTCGTAACACGGCCCACCTCTACTTGATCCCGATGGCGGGTAATCAGCGGGTCGGTCAAGCTCAGTTGGCGATCACGCCACATACGCTCCTGCTCCGACGCCTCTTCAGGCGTGACCACTGGCTGAACCCAGGCAGGACGCCCTTCACCATCACTCCCGCGCCGCATCCCCGGTGGTGGCGGCTGTTGGCCGAACTCCTGCCACTCCTCATCCGTTACCTCCACCGCATCGTCGGGCCAGGTGCCTGCGGCATCGTATGCATCCCGCTCGGCCAGGAAAACGAAGCCGCAGTCTCTGGCGCTATAAAAGATCGTGGCGTTAGCCTCAGTGGTGGTGCTCATGATTAACGTCCAATAGCGATAATTAGTGGTTTAACGAGTGATTGATTACCGGTGCCGAACCATTGCGGGAATATCTTCACGCCCAATCGATCCCAATACTCCATTTGGAACATCTGGTCGGAAAGCGTGCTACTGGAGGTGGAACGCGTAAACGGCCCAGCAAACAGGCACTCGTTCGGAAACGGGACCGGGTGGCTGATTGCTGGATAAGCGACAGTTTCGGCACCCGCGAGTGGGCCTTCGTACCATTGGATGTACAAAACACCGCTACTGGTCGGAATCACCAAACGACCGTTAGCCGTCATGGCTGCTGCTGCAAGCACATCAGCGGTGTTGGCCTTGAGTGCCAGAGCGTTGGTTACATCAACTGTGTTCGCCTTGCTTACAGGGTTGAAGTTGCCCTCAGTCCAGATTTTTTTATCGCCCCAAATCAAATCGCCCAGTACGGACATTTTGAGGTATCGAGCAAATTTCCCCGACCAGTTAAAGAGGATTGAAGGCGCCCAGAGCAGATCGGTTTGGCCGCCGCCAACCTCATTGATTTCCCGGATCTCAATAGCTCCACCCTTACCATCGGTGCCGCCATCCGCACCTGCCGCTACAGTCCCCGCCAAGACTGGACGCTGACGGCTGATTGAGCCGACTAGCAGCGACGTAGTCTTATCAGCCTTGAGTCCCAAGGCGTTGAGGATCGTGGTGGCAAAGTTTGGATCGCCGCCGAGTGCGTCAGAAAGCTCCTTCAGCGTATCCAGTGCGCCAGGTGCCGAGTTCACCAGCGCAGCAATAGCCGCTGCAATGGCGGCATTCGCCTGATCTTTGGTGAAAGCATCAGCAATGCCGTAGCCGCCCAGGGTGGTGGCTTTGTTGGCTTTGAGGGCCAGAGCTGCGTTAACGTCAGCGCCGTTCGCTTTGCTGGCGGGATCGAAGTTACCGGCGTTCCACACCGTATTCCCACCCCAAAGCAAGTCGCCGACACTCGACATAGCAAGGTCTTTGGCCTTCAACCCCTGCCAGTGGTACACGATGCGCGGCGCATACGGCAGGTCCGTCTTGGCGTTGCCAACGGCCTGGGCTTCACGGATCTGGAGCGCTCCACCCGTGCCGGAGCCATCCGTGCCACCCGGCGTTGGCGCAGCCAAAATAGGTAACTGCTGGCTCACAACGCCGACGCGTAGGGCAAGTTGGCCTATTAGGACCTTGATCGCTTTAAGTACCTGGGCATTGTCCGCTGGATTCAAGGCGACTCCAGTGTCGGTAATCACAGCGATAAGCTCGCGCTGAATGGCGTTCAACCAGTTGGCCTTTATCAACGTCGCAGCAGCCCCCGCAGCAGGGTTGCCTTCCGTAAACTCACCAGTTGCGTTGGCCGTATTGGTACTGTCGCTGATCTTCTGCATTAGTTGTCTCCGTAACCGAACAGCAAAATAGATTCGGCGGGCTTCATCTGGCCCAACCGACACTCCAGGGCCCTGTTGCCCCAGGCGGATAAAGGATCGCCAGCGCCCGTAGCACCGGCCCTGGCATAGCTAACCGTCACGGCGGGAGCGTTAACGCGCCAGGTGAAGTCCCAGTCGCCGCCGTTGATGGGATCGCCAGCACGCGCCATGCCCGCTCGGGCGGCGCGGAATGTAGTGATGGTGATGTCGTAGCCCATGGACTTAGCCAGGGCGATAAAGAAAGGTTTGCTCTGCCCAGCACGACCTTGCTGCTTGCTGACAACAGCCTGCACGCGCTGGCCGCCCGTCTGTGCTTGTCCCACCAGACAGGGGTCCGGCAGGGCCAGCACCCGCTCCCAATCGTCCAGACCTTCACCCGAGTCAGGAAAAATGGCGTTGTAAACCATGCCTGCTTGGGAATCGGCCAAGACCATGGCATTCGCCTCGGCCTCAATGGTGGCCGATAGATAAGGCGCGGAACCGTCGTAAGAAACAGGGGGTAGCAACAGCCGGAGCTGATCAGCGAGTGTGGTCATTCCATGAGCCCCAACATGATGACGCCAGGGCGAATCCAGCCAATCAAGGATGGATCTTCCGACGCCTTAACGTTCCCGGACGGAAGAGTGACGGACCGATCCAGTACACCGGCCAAGTTGCTGATCATCGCTTCAATCTGGGAGCGCTTGAGGTTGTCGCCCGGCTTCAAAGCGCCCAAGAGAATGTTGTAAGCCTTTTGTGCTGCCGCCTGCACATCGGCCAACGAGAAGTCGGGTGCGAGTTCAACTTTGGCAGCAGAGTCAACGGTGCGCTCTGTAGGTGCGTATACCCACACGTCGACGATGACTGAGCATTGGCTTTCGATGTGCGCCAAGCACGCTGCGATCACCGAGGCGGACGGTGCACCGTTGCTGCCGGTGATGACGATGTCGACAGTGCCACCACCACGGCGCTTAGAGATAACCAGGGCGTCGGCAACTCCGTCCACCTCTAGTGCCCAGCGACGGTAGTCATAATCGGCTCCCCCGGCCGGAGGCGACTGGATGATGTCCAGGTAACGCGCCAACAGGGACTCGATTGTTTCCTGGTCTTCGCCGCCAGTGGTCTTGCCTACGAACACAGAAGCCGCATCCATGCCCAATGGTGGACTGGTTAGCACCAGGGAGCCAGTCAGGTCGTTGAGCGCTACACCGACGGTCTGAGCTTCGACCAAGACCGTGCTGGTGCCATCGGCGCCAATCTTCGCGCCAGATTTGGCGGTGAACAGCTCGCCCGTGACGACGTGCTTCAAGGTGGCACCGAGCAACAGCTCAACACCAGACGTGCCTTTGAGTGCGGCCGTTCCGGTGGCGGCAACCGGATCTTTACGCAGCACACCCCGAAGTGCGGCCATGTGGACGAGTTCTTCTTCGTCTGCGGTGTCCGGGAATATCTGCCGATAAACCCAGGCCAGTTTCTGATAAAGGCCTTCGATAGCCGACGCTACAGCGGCGGACCGGACGTAGTTGTCGCTGTCGGGGCCGATATCAGCCTCGGCTTGAAGGTTGCGAATATCACGCAGGATGTCCCGCAGAATGGCGTCCAGGGATCGACCGGAATAGGCCATGTCAATTCACTCTTACAGGGTGGCGAAACACCTGCGGATTGCCGGTGGCGTCGGTGATGTCGATTTGCAGGTTGAGCCAGCCGTTGTGGGGCTGTTCGACAATGACGGTGATGTCCTGGGCGCGGCCGTCATCGAGCAGCGGCTGGAGCGCCTGCTCGGCGTATTGTTTGGCGAGCTTGCCGACCCGTGGCAGGTCTTTAGAGCGTTTCAGCTCGTGCAGGCGGGAGCCCACAGTGGTGTCTTTCCACCAGGTGCCGAGGGGTGTCATGAGGCGGATGTAAACGGCGTTGCCCAGCGTATAGATACGCTGGCCCGTCAAGTCGCCAGTGGTTGGGTTTATGCCTGCGTCCATGGGAATGCATGGTGCAAGATTGTGTCTAGAGAGCGTATATCAGGGGGGTTTAAGAATACTGGCCGCGCCGTTTACTGCACGGCTAGTATTTATTCAAAGGACAAAAGCTAGTCTTTGTGCCGGATTCATCTGACTCTCTTGAAGGTAAACGCCTCCCTTTGGGGCACGTGCGAGCCTCGTATAGTCGGGACCTCTGGTGGTGGCCTCGGCGGGTATGAGACCAATTGTGTCGCCATTATCTAGAACCGCCCAAGCAGCAACGCGAAAGACCTTCCACTCCGGATCTTCTCCAGAAACATGAAACCAACCCGTACATGAGGAAATTTGCACGACGCTCGACATAGTGTTTCTCCTTTGAATGTAGAACTTCGACCCTAGCACAGCTTATTGCTGTTGGCCTGGCACTGGCCCTCCACCGTGGTTGTGTCCGTTGTATATAAGTCGATCCGCCTGCATGGTCCGCGTGTGGTCCGCAATGTCTCCCGCCGCCTTAACGTCCTTGCTCATCTCGACCAGGGGCGTCTCAAAGCGGACCTTGGTCTTGGCCTTGACCACAAGTGTGTCGGTTTCGATCTCGATCAGCCGACCACGCTTCATATGGATGTAATCGCCTTCATCGGTATACAGCGATACCTCGCCATCTTTAACCACTACCCGATAACGACCGTCCTCGCTGGCTACGACAACCGTGTGCTTGCTATTACCGCCCACAGGGATTGCGATAAATTCAGCACCAGGTAACGGCCCCGAGCTGAACCCGTAGTGCTGCATCAGCTCGCCGGAAACCGACTCGCCCGCAAGCCCTTCCATTTCAACGCCGATCAATTTGCCATGGGTATTACGCGCCGCTGTACCCCGGAAGGCCTGGCGAACATTGCTCATTACCCGACTGACCTGATCGCGCACCAGACGCGCCATATTGCTCATTAGAGACCCTTGATCATTTCGATAAACGCCGCGTCCGGGTTGGCTTTCTTGCCCTTGCGCTTCTTGGTGGGGTTGCCGTCCAGCACCCACATTTTGTCTTCACGCAATCGCAGCTCGGTGATAGCTCCTTCACTGCGAGTCAGACGCAAAGTACGAGCCATTAGGAAGTAAATCGCATCCAACCCGTGGGGCTCGCTCGTCACGACGACGCGCTGGCCAGGGCACCACACCTCGCCGTTGTCGGCCCGGTGGCCCATGACCACAGCGCGGATCTCGAAACCTTCCAAACGACTGTCAGCCAGCAGCTTGCGGGCACGGGTGGTAGCCATGTCCTGGTTCTCGCTGGAGCTGTCGATGACTACCTTTGGCCGGAAGATCCCACGACGGGCCAAGGTTTCGTCCTGGATGACCGAACGCAAGTGGGCACGCTTGGTGTCTAGGCCGTCATTGTCATACTGGCCGTGCTGGCCCAGTACCGTAATTTGGCTGTAACGGTTGGCAATAGAGCGCCGCACACTAAGCCGCTGCACGTTGTTGCCAATCCCGTCCTCCCGCATGATCAACCGGCCGACCACTTGGCTGCTATAGTCCGGCCCGCCGATAATCAAGCGTCCATCCGGCTCAACCCACGGCCACAAGCCGTTGGCCTCGGCGACCTGGAGCAACGCCTCCCACGCACTTTGACCTGGTTCAATTTGGATTCGGCGCCGTGTTTTGGCCTGGGCGGCACGGATCTCGATTTGGGTGATGCCTAGCGGCTTTACAACCTGATCCAGGATCTGCGCCAGTGTAGCTTCGCGCATTGACACGAATGGCGCCGAGCAGTCGACCAGAGGCGCCGCACGGTCCCGGCCAGTGATACGCATAGAAATGCCTTGGCGGGAGATGTCGTGTTCGAACTCGTCGATCTGGCCGGTCAACACGCGATCTTTCCCCAACGTCAGCGAACAAGGCGCGCCCTCGGCCAAAACGCTCGGCAAGCGTGTGGCGTCTTTGGTGTACAACTCCAACTCGAAACCATCAGCGGGCGTCAACAGGTCAGACTCAATTGACCAGCCGTCCCATTCTTCATGTGCCAGGCCACCTATCGACAGCCGTATGGATTGGCTCTGGACGTTATTTGGCGTAGGCACGCAGCACCTCACCAGCTTCAATGTTGTGCGGGGTTTTCAGGCCGGGATTAAGACGGATGAGTTCGGCTGCGCGGGTGTGGTCGCCGTACCAACGGTGTGCCAACAAGCGTAGGCTCGCGGGGGTTTCGACCACACGCTCCAGCATCGGTGGACTTTGCAAAATGACCTGGCGGGCGCGGGCCTGGATCAACGCGGCGACGTTGCGTAACGCCTCAATGATCGGCCGGGCGGTCTCCACGTCGTAGAGGTGACGTTGTAACAGGATGGAAGATTGCACCAGGGAGCGCACTAGGTTAACGAGGCCCTCCAGTTCAAGTGGGCTCAAGGTCGGCGTGTCGGCTTCGTCCTCGATGACGATGGCCACCGCTTGGGCGTGAGCCAACGCTAGTTCCGTGATGACCAGGACGACCAGGGCGAAACCGCTAGCGGCCACCGGATCATCTGGCATGCCGTCGGGAAGTAGTACCAGGACGCTGCCTGGAATAGTGGTTGCGCCATCGATCAGCGTCCCGATAGCAGGTGCCACACCCTGGCGTGCACCGATCAAAAAGCCCGCGCCCGCCCGCGCTGCATCTGCCGTCAGGCTGGCATTGCCTGGTAAGGCAGAGGGCACACCAGTACGGACAAGTAGCGCCGTCGACGTGCTCGGTGTGCTGCCCTGGATCGCACCCCGGATCTCCGAGGGCGTGCGCATCAGGTCGACCAGAGGGTCAAATGCCCCTGACGGGCGCTTGGCCATCGACGCAACACCGGACACCACGCCCAGGATCTGCGAGCGCAGTTGTTGCAGTCGCAGGCCAATGCCAGGCAAGCCAAGGGCCTTTTCGATCAGACCAACCCAGCCGCCACCAATCCACGATTGAATCTCGCCGACCAGGGAGTCAATACGGCCGAACAGATCAATGATGCCATCCTGCCAGGTGTATTCATCTTCCAGCCCCAAAACGCCAATATCGACAAATTCAAACTGTCGCTCGAAAAACTCGGACTCAGGTGTGTCCTCAACAAACAGAAGACTGATCTCGGCATAGTCGGGCCGTTCGGCGTGGTGCTTTACCTCGCCGGTGCTGCTTACGACATTCAGGCCGCCATAGATCGGGTGGATCAGTTCGCCCGCACCTGGCGTGTTGACTGCCCGGAGAATGTTCTGAAGTTCAATCTCGTAATTGGCGCCGAAAACCACCACTTGCATGGGGATTCGCCGCGCACCACGGCCCAAGTCTTTGACCCGGTCGCCGTCCTTGAACGGTGTTCCATGTTCAGACAAAGCCCGCTGCCATTGCAGACTCTCGCTTTCGACCTGAAGCGGGACGCCACGGAAGGAGGCGTCCAGCAAGTTCTCTGCCCAGCTCATCCGCCGCGCCTCACTTGAAGGTTTGTTCGGCGCTCGACCTCGGCCTGGAACATGTGCGAGTCAGTACGCACTTCAATGACCAACGGCTGGGCCAGCAAGGAACGTAGGCGTTCCTCGACAGCTTGCGCGGCAGGATTGGCACCGATTGCACCAGATGCAGCACCGTTGCCGGCAATTCCAGGAAACCCAGGCATGTTACCGCCCGACAGTGGATTAGCCAGACGCTGCGCCTGGGAAGCCAACCAGGTGGAAGGTTGACCGGTGCCTGATTGCGACATCATGTCACGCAGGCGTTGTTGCGCGGTGAAGGTGTCAGCACCCGCAGCCAGGGCACGATTGGCGATCCCCTGCGCCCAGGTGTTGGCGCCGTCGACGGGCAGGCCCGCAGCGGTCAGGCCGGTTTCATGGTGCGCCAAGCGTTGGGCTTCGGTGGAAAGCCAGTCCTGGGACTGGTCGGGGTTCTTATCGGCCAGGGCCGCACGATTGCGATAGAAGGAGGTTTGATAAGTGCGCTGGTCATCGTTCAGGAGTTTGCTGCGTTGAGCATCACGTAACCTGCCTTCATCAGTACTTGCACTGTCACCACCTAATTGAGTCGCGCTAGCACCGAGCGCCACCGGAGCCAACCACGGCGCGATAAATCCGCCTGGCTTACCTTTGCTCTTGTTCGGACCAGATCCGTTCGACAGATCCAGTCCACTGTCGCCACCTGGGCCACTCGCAGGCCAGTTGGTGACGAACACCGACGTAACTCCGGTAGCCTCTTCCAGCACCTTACCTACAGCGATGTTTTTCAGTGTTTCAGGGCCACCCATGAACTTGTTCAGCAACGCACCTGCACCCGCTTTGGCACCGCGCCCCGCGTAATAGCCGCCAACACCCAGAGCAGCACCACCGGCCAGCATTTGTTCGCCGGACAAGTTCAGGTCATCAAGGAGATAACTGCCGAGGTCTGCAAAGCCCTTATTCAGCGGGGTCGACATTCTGTCGATGGCTTCGGCAAACGTGGCCTTCATACGTGCAGCAGTACCGCTTGTGCTTTCAGTGTTTTCTTTCAAGTCTTTGCTGTAAATGGGTTCAGCGTTACCCAGCGTTTTAGCACCTGACTTTAAGTCTTCCAGCCGGTCGCCAGTTAGCATACTGCGCCAGCCACGCACCGTGTCCTGGTCCATACCTTTGAATACAACGCCCATGAACTTGGCGCGCTGCTCATCGTTTTTCATCGCTTCATACTTACGCTTTATTTCACCGAAAACCTCTTCCGGATTACGTGAACTTTTATCTTTATTATAAAAATTAACACCCGTTACTTTGGCGACTTGATCTCTGTATTGCTTATTGCTGAATACGCGCAAAGTTGACTCGGCTAATGTTCCAAGCCTATCGGGTTGTAGTTCAACCTTGGAAAGCGATTCCGTGAATGCCAATGCTTGCTCAATCGACATGCCCGCAGCCGCTGCCGCGCCTCCGATTTTTGGAAACAAGTCTGACAAGTTTTCAAGCTCAGCATTGCCGAGCCGTCCAGCGACTGTCATTTTTTGCAGCAAATCAAGCGCGGCACCCTCTTTATTCAAATCGATATTGAATGCGCCAGATGCAGCAACAACTGCTTTGCCCAGAACGGCTGGGTTAGCACCAGTAATAGCATTCGCCTGGCCAATGGCATCGCCAGTCTTCTTTGCAGCATCGTAGTTCACGCCAGATGCGATCAGCGTATTGAATCCGGTATCAACGTCTGCCCGACTGGCGCCGTAAGTTTTGGCGATTCTCCAGCCTTCGGTATGCCACTCGTCCTTTTGCTCGTTGGTCATGCCCGCTGTCTGTTTCGTACGTATCAGTACCCGCTCCAACTCGGCATTGGCTTTCAACCCTGCGACTACTCCAACCCCAACCCCAAGACCCGCAAGTTGACCTTGCATGCTCCCGCCCAGTCCCTTGATTCGATCAAATTCCTGGCGTACCCCCATGGCGATGGTTTTCAAGGTTCGAAGACTGCGACCGCTGTCCTGCGCCATTCGCCGGAAAGACGCTTCTGTCTTGTCGACGCTCTGACGCAAAGGCTGTACGCCTTGCCGGTCGGTATTCACTAACTCAGCTTTCGCGTCACGCGCAGCCTTGCGAGCGGCGGTGGCCATCTCTTTGAGTTCGGCGGTTGTCTTGCTGACCTCGATGCGCGTACCAGAACCCGCCGTGGCTGTTTCGCGCATTGCGGCACGGATGACTTTATAGCTGTTGGCCCCGACCTGGCCGACCTTGGTGATGGCCGAGGATGCCTTCCAGCTCTCATCAGCCAAAGACTTGGCGCCTTCCTTACCGGCTTTGCGTAGGTCGCGATTGATCTGCTCGATCTCGCGGCGGCTGTTGCCTGCGTGGGCCTGAAAACGAAGTGCGACGCGCAGATCGGACATGAATTGCTCCCGGAAAGGGCCTTGCAGGAACAGGAAAGGCCCGGTGTCGAGCCTGTTACCTGGGTTTGGGCAGTGCCTTGCGTTGGCGCTGACTGACGTAGCGGGTGCCCTTGACCTTGCCGATGATCAGATCGATACGCGCATCGATCTCGGCCCTGGTCATCTGGCGCAGCTCTTCTAGCCGGTAGCCGTTTCGGACAAAGGCATGTTCGATTCGTCGCCAGTCGGCGTTGCCGCGCTCGGCGGCGCGAGCTTTTTTTCCAGATCGGCATCGGCGTCGGCGATGATGGCCAAGTCGCTCTCGGTCAGTTCGCCCAGGAGTAACTCAGTGGTCAACGCTTCGGCGGGAATCTCGCCCAGGGACAACAACTGGCGGCGGTAGACCTCAAGGGTGATCAGTTGGAACGGTGCGCCGGGGTGAAGCTCCTGCGCGGCGACCAGGTCGCCTGCAACAGGTACGCGCAAAGTGAAGGTCTTATGGCGTAGACCGGAGTAATAGACCCCCATTTTCAGTTCGCGGGTAATGCTCAGGCCTTCCCAACGCTTGCTTGATTGCTCGGTCATCGTGTTATTCCGTGTAGTAGTTGAGAGCGGCGATGGTCAGGTCGCGGGTGGCTTCGCCTTCAAGCTGGTACTTGCTGCCCAGTTCGATCAGGGAGCAACCTGTCCAGGTTTCGCGCTTACCTCCGCCGTCCTGGGCATAGATCGTCAACTTGGCATCCATCAATGCGCGCCACTCCGGCTCGCCGCTTTTTGGAATGACGACCGAGATTTTCAGCTCGTGCTCTTCAATACCCTTTGCCGTGCCGGTCGGTCGGCCGGTGCGGTTCATCGTCTTGACCACCTTGCGCCCGGTCTTGAGGCTTGGCTCAACGCTCGTCACCTCATAGTCGGTGCCGTTGATCTCCAGGACGATCTGCCCTACGTAGTTATCAGCCATCTAAAATCACCTCTTACAAGAGCAGGTCAATACGACCGGCGAACACGTGCAGGCCGTTAACAACATCGGCGGGAATGGAGCTGTTAAGGCGATTCGCGTCCTGGGTCGAACGCTCGACCACCAGCCCAGCCGCGTTGGCTTCAACCTCTTCGACGATCTCCAGCTCTTCCAGCTTGAGCAGCACGTCCATCAGTTCGCCACGCACTGCTTCCGGGGTTTTCTTGGAGAGCTTGGAGCGTGGGAAGCGCAGGCGAATACGGTCGCGGCAGGCCATGCGCACGTAATACAGAGTGCGGATGGTGGTTAGATCCAACAGCGACACGTCAGTGGCACCGGCCGCAGACTTGGTATAGGTAGTCACTGCACGAACAATCTGAATGACATCACCAGCGGCGACTTCCAGTGGCGTGACGCCATTGGCCAGGGCGGTCTCTTGCTCCGTGCGGCCAAGGCGCTGAGTAACGGGCGGAACCTTGATGCCAGTCAGTACCAGGGTATTAAGCGGCCGCGCTGGATCTTCTTCGGAGGCGATCATTGCGGCATAAGCGGCGGCGACTTGGCGCGCAGTCGATGGAGTACCGGGTAGCACTGCCAAGCTGATCGCGCCGGAGTTGATCGACGTGGCCAACGTGGTCGCAGCCGACAAGGTTCCGGTTAGCGCCGCCACGCCGATGATGCCTTGTTGCTCCATAGAGCTGGTGTAGGTCTGGATGTGCGTGCGCAGTGCAGTGAGCGCGACCTGGCTGAACCAGGCAGGCACCAGAATGGTGAAACCGCCCATGGCCGTCGAGTCCAACGCGGCCTTGATGTCGGGCTCGGCATCGCCAACTACCACCACACCCACAGCCGAGACCGAGGCATACCGATAAGCTGTGATAAACGCATCAGCCATTTCCTCTGCGACGGTCCCGCCGAACAGGGCTTTGGCTTCTGCGGCGCTGTAGAACTGAGTCGGCACGTTTGCCGCAACGGTAGCGCCTTCGCCCAAGGGCACGATCAAGCAGACGCTCTGTTTGTTGGTCGGCAGTGTCCGTACCGCCAGGCTGGTGTTGAACTCCATGTAAACGCCCGGCTTGCGGATCGAAGCCGGGATGGTGTCAAAGGAAATGCTCATTCGGCGGATTCCTGTGCGGGTTGTTTGGCACCGCCGCGTGGGTTTTCAGCGGTCAGCAGTTCACCCGTCGCCACCCGGCGCCGGTAGTAAGAGGTGTCCGGCACGTCGACCGTCTTGGTATCTTCGATGTACTTGTACGGATCTTCTTCCTTGGGCACCCGATGACCAGGTGCGGCTTTAACGCGCATTAAATGTCCCTCAATTCAATGTTGTCGGTGACCACCGGCTCGGGGTTATCCGATGGGGTGTGGTATTCCAGGCTGATGCCCAGGAAGTCCGGCAGTGCCTCTTTCGGTTTCTCCCAGTCCAGTTCGATGACGAACGATTGGCCCAGGACTGAAAGGTGGTCGCTGGCCAACTTGCCATTGACCAGGTTGGAAAGTTCGGTGGGCCGGATGGCCGCACGGTTTTCCCATGGCTGCCAGTCGACCAGTTGGTGCATGCAGGCTTCCCACAGCGCGTACGTGCCAATGTCAGTTGGCGTTGTTCCGCGACGAGTTTCCCTTTCACCGCGTGGATGCCGCGCAGCAATGACCAGGCGAAACGTGATCGGTAAGGTGTAACGGGTGGTGCTTTTGCGGGTGAACGTCACCTTGGGCACCATCACCAGGATCGCAGGACAACGTTTGAGCAGGCCCGACAACAGGTCGGGGTCGCTCAGTTCGCCGCCGTAGCTGGCGACCGTCAGGCGCGGAAGCTTGACGCTCAATTCCTTGAGGCGCGCCTCTATCAAGTCCTCCAGCTCGCCTAGCATTACAAGTTCCTCAACGTGGTACGTGTCATCAGTCGTGGCTGGTGAGCTACCTGGAGACCCGACTCGCCGCCGTCCGAGGCACCACGTTCTTTGTCTTCCTTGGCTAGAGTTTCCAAGCGCTTGATAACGTCCTTGTAAAGCACGCGCACGGTCGACTCTTCCTTGCCTGCGTCGTCGTACAGGTGATAGCGGGCGATCTCGGCCAAGTCCGCCGTCACCCACTCCGGTGCATCCTCCCCGGCCGAACGGAACCGCAGGTAAAACGACACTTCGCTACGCGCACGCGTTACGGCGTCGGCGATCCTGGCCAACGTCGCAACGGCCACCGCTACGTCTTCGGGTGGCCACTCATCCAGGGGCTGGCCTGCGGCCGCTGCCACCACCAACGCGGGCTCGATAGCACGGTCAGTGTCCGGAACGGCCACTTCGGTGATATCGCGAGCGCCGAAGCGGACCAGGAGCTGGCTGGCAGACGGTAGCGAGAGGTTCATTTACCGGCTTCCTTGGCCTTGGAGGTGCGGGTTTTCTCAGGTTTTGCCACGGGTGCCGGGGGCGGCATTACAGGCGGCGTAGTGTTTTCCTGCTCTTCCAATGGGTCTATATCACCCTTGGAAAGATCCTGGATGGGGCCCACAAAATCGGTTCCAGACTGGTTGAGGTCCTGCACGGTGGTTACGCCGTCGACCACTGGAGCAACCACAGGCGCAGTGCCTGCTTCAGGCGCTTGCGACTGGGCGCCTGGAATGGCATCGAGCGCTTGCGGTGGCGGGGTTTGCGAGAGGGTGTCATCGAACACGTCCTTTACCTGGTCGAACGCTTCCCCCGCATAAGCGAGGATCAATTGAGGCTCTTTCTCAAGCGCCTCAAGTTGTACATCCGTGAAGAAGTCGTCCGGGTAATAAGTTGGCTTGCCTGGGTGGGCAACCCCGCAACGGCGGAAGCCGTCGCGTTTTGAGGTGATAACGATGGTCATAGCGCCTCCTTAACCCAGCCAACTCGGCGCGAGAATTTCGGCGGTGCCCGCCCATTCGTTGCCACTGTTGGCATCCTTGACCAGGAGCTTGCGCGCAGCACCTTCCAGCGGAGACGGCACCACCAACAGACCAGGGTTAACACCGAGTGGACGGCCACCATCAGCATGGAAACCCTTCATGGCCGCACGCGCTGCGGCATAGTTCTCGGCGTTGAGCGGTGCTTTCGAGCAGAAAGCGAACTGCCAGAAACCGAACCCGACGTTCGCACGGGCATCCACGCCATAGCGGTACTCATCGCGCATGAAGACATTCTCGTCGTCCATGCTGGTCATGGCCTTGAGGTCGTACTTGCGGCGCAGTTGGAAAATAATCGGCTTGATGGCTCGGCTGACATCGAGCAGATACCAGGCTGGACCTTCACCGTCCTGGTAGTTGCTGACGGATATTGCTGTGCCGGTGCCATCGGTGCTGGGGTAGACCGGGTGGTCGGTGTCGAAGAAGTTTTGGCCGTCGTAGCACAGGGTGGTCAAGCCAGCTTTCAATAGACTGAATACCAGCTCGTCCGGGTGCGCGGTGGACGCCCGGCCCATCTCGGCAAACAACGGCTTATAGACGCCGATCTGGTCATCTTCGATAGCGTCACGTGGTACGCCTACGGACGACTCGTACTTCTTGTTGGTGATCGAGTAGCTGTGCGCGGCCATGTTCTTGAGAACACGGTCGCCGATCCACTCGCGGAAGTTCGGGAACTGGCCAAGCCAGCCATAGGTGTTGCTGGCCGACGTCGACGGCACGGTCGTGGCAATACGTGCCCAATCGGTTGGCGTGGCTGCCTGAGCATTTTGGAACTCGGCCCGGTACGCGGTGAACAACGCGGCCAAGGTGCCAGAAGTAATGATCATGAATCGCTTCCTTTATATAGAGGGAGTTACGCCTTGCCCTTGATGAAGTAGTCGTCGCTCATGTCCAGCAGTTTGGCGACGTGCTGTTCTTCGGAGTTGAGCGCAGTGGTGGTTTTGTCGTGCTTACGCTCGTCCAGGTTGGAGGGGGCAGCGACGACCGGCGCCGCATCGACGAATGCCTTGAAGCGCGCAAGGCCGGTTTCGTCCTGGCAGGCGGCGCGGTGGTAATCGACTGTTGCTGGGGTGATCTTCCCGGCCTGTGTGGCCGAGGTGATCAGCGCATCGACTTGTTTGTTGTGTTCGGTTCTCTTCTGCTCGGCCAGGGCTTGCTCGGCGTTGGTGGCGCGCTGCAAAACGTTGTCGTAGTCAGCCCGTGGCATGAACTGCTCAAGGTTGGGCTTTTCGGTGTTTGTCGCTTGAGCGGTTGCTTTGAGTTGAGCGGTAGCCGCAAGGGCCTGTTCTTCGGTTGCCGTTGCAGGCAGGCCGAGTGCAGTCAGAAGCGCAGGTGAAAGCGTCACAGGCGTGACCTCCGTGTTTTCTTGATTGAGGGCGGTCAGCAGGAAGTTGGGTTTGTTGGTCAAGCCCGCGCTGACCAGGCGGGCAATACGGGTGGTGTCAGGGTCGAAGTCGAAGACAGGGGAAAGGAACCGGTACTCGCGATTGATGACCTGCTCGGAGGCACGAGGTGTCCAATCGACCAGTCCCCACAGCGCGCCGCTACGCAACTCCAATTGCTTGATCCAGCCCGCTGCCGGGGCGGACTCGCCCTTGCTGGCGCGGTGCTGGGTGGCGTGTTCCCAGTCAATGGGCAGGTCGATGGCGCGGCCGAGGAAGCTGGACTGGACCAGCGTCCCGGCTTGTTCGTCGAACAGCCATTGCCGACCATCGCGGCCGGTGACTTTGGGACCAGGGGGGATTAGTTCAACCCACTCCGGGGCCTTACCGTCAGAGACGGTGGCGGAAAGGTCGGTGTTGAGTGCGAGTTGGGTTTTCATGCCGCCAGTGTGGGAGGACTGGCGGGATGAGGGAGTATCAGCGGGGTTTAAGGTTTTCTCTAGCCTTATGTCTTGCGTTGACTTCGGCTATCAATTTTCCGATTGCTTCTAACACCCCGGCGAGTGCATCGGCGCTATTTACTACCACATATTCCCCTGGCAATAGGGGCTCCATTACCTCCGAATCGTCATCGTCCATTATTACTTGTACAACCGGCTTGTTGCCTAGCTGATATTTCAAATTTTCGAGCATGGGCGGATCTAAGGTTTTTCCATTTCTGTATAAAATAACCGCGCATGTTGAGTGCATATTTTTTTCGCGGCGAGTCAGAATGCCCTCACCGGGAGCAGCGCCACATTTAATCGATTTAGCATGAAGCTTTTGTTGAATTAAATCGAGCACGCTAAACGCGTGACCGCTTTGATCGAGAAAATATGTGTCGCACACATGTCCACTCCAAGTTCTATAGCCGTACACCCCTGGCGTGAGATCATCACCGGACGAACAGGCTTTAACAAAGAGAGAACCTACTTCGCTGATTTCGCTTTCATTTACAAAGCCTTTAGCTTTTAGAGTGCTCACGGAAAGACTGAGAGAACTCCCTTCGGAGTATTTCTCCAAGTAATCTACGGGGCTTAAAGTTCCATTGCCGGCGTTGGCAATTATCGAATCATTGCTGATTACATAGAGTCGCTTAAGAAGATCTAAGTCTTCCCAAGCTATGTCTTTGAGCGCTAGTGTGAAGTATCTTCTTAGCTCGCTGCTGACTTTTGCGGAAGCTATCGCACTTGTCAGATTCGCGTAAGCGGTGGTTTTCTCGTCTTCTATATCGGCCAAACAAGCATTAAGTAAAGCGTGATAATTGGCTTCCTCAATTTCTCCAGCAAGAAGCGCCTCATTTACCACGCCGTCGCGGCAGAGAAGTTTTTTATGGAATTCAAAAATTCTTCGATCATCCCTCGCATGGATATAGTCTCGAAGCTTTCCTATCCCAAACTTTGAAAACTCGTAGGCGGCTCCCGGAAGGACGACTCCAGCTGCGCCAATACCTGCCAAAATAGCTATATCCGCAATTTTTATTATTGAAGACGTCGCCTGACTCTTTGAAACGCCTGCGATGCCTTTGATGATCTTGTCCATGTCCCGCCCTTTGTACTGTCCGTCGTTGGAGACAATATTACCATCCAGGTGGAATCTAACGCGTGTCTAACGCAACCGTGCGACGCTTAACCGCCACACGTACTCCCACGAACCGATTGCAGCTCCTACGGCGTTACAGGCGGTCATACCTTTGCTGGCTCCATGAGGTACTCGCCGAGAATGAGCAATATCTCTGACTCGTCTTCGGTCGACACTCCGAGGTACTCCCTCGCAGGGATATCTCCCCAGGGAATTGAGCTGCCCTTGCTGGTTTTGCCGGACGCTCCTTTCTTCTGCCCGAGCTGGTGAACAGCGCCATAGGGGCGGTCGGTACCGAAAGCCAGCTCCGTACTGGTGACTTGTTTACGCAGGGTGTCCTGGAGAGTGCCTTTCTCCCGCAGGATACCGGTGCCTTTCTTTTTGGCCAGGGTCGCAGGTGAGAGTGGTGCCCAGGGTGAACCGTCGGGCGCGACCTTGCTGCGGAAACGCGCGTCAGTGGACTGGTGGAGGTACTCACCGATGTCATTAAGTGGCGTGGTGAGGTCGTCCAGTCGGCGGCCCAACTCTTCCAGGGCTTTGCCAACCTGACTGCTATCGATAGCAACATCGAGCATTGCACCGGCCATGGGGATATCCTACTCAGGGCGGCTATATAGCAGTACGCCAAGGCGAAGCTGCTCCAGGTACTCCGTTCTGTCTGCCTCTGGCAGAAAGGTACTGACCCCGGCCCATCCATCGTCGCCGACTTCGAACACTGCCAGGGTTGGTGCCGTCTGACCCTCGACCTTGAAGCGGCGAAGATAGCGGCGGCGGACTACGGCCTTGCTCTGGCCTTCCAGCCATTCCAGGCGGACCCACACCTCGTCGGGGGCTTTCAATGTGTCGGCCAGGATAGGCAACTCCCGCGCAACGCCTGAACGCTTGATGAGCAAAGGCCCCGTAGGCGTATTGCTGAACATACCCCGGCCGATCACCACTGCATCGCCTACCGCGTCATTGAACACGGTAGGGGCTGACTCTGTCGCGCCGAACTCGCCGAGGAATTCATCCAGGTACTGTTGATCAGTTAGCCCTTCTGGTAGAACGCGGTTTGCCGGGACTGTCCGGGGCGACGGCATGATGTCTGGTAGTCGGCGGTTTGGTAGGCTAGTTGTCGTGGCGCTATATTTGGCGCCTGTTACGGGCTGGGGTAATGGATCGTAGGCCCGCAACGGTGGTACGGCTGGAGCCAGCCGTGACTGACCTGGTGCGTATTCAAATCCTGGATCAATGCCTTTGGGCACCCGCACTGTGCGCGGGCCATTGGGGCTGTTCTTACCGATGACCCGATCTTCCCACTCAATAGCGGGCGATGGGCCGACCGTCAGGCCCTGGCGTTCTATATCCCTGGCCGAGGCCATGAACTTCTTGCACTTGCAGCCCCAGCCATTTTGCGGTGAGTGCGTCGACCACCATGGATCATCCAGCGGGAGCGTGGTGCCATTCCAGGCCAGGTGCATTGGACGTGGGTGTGCGCTGTCACCGTGGCGATAGATGCCGTAGGGTCGGCGCTTGCGTAGCTCCGGGTCCGCCATTTGCGCTTCACGACCGGCGTTGTAGGACTGGCGCAGGTTGGTTTCCCAAATGACATTGGTACGCCAACCGCGCTCGCCCTGGTACTGCCAGCCATGTTTGCCGACGACCTGGTCAAAGTCTTTGCGGAACTGTTCCAGGGTGGTGCCGTTGGCTATAGACTTATTTACGGCGCCACGTAGATCGGCGAGTAAGTCGCGTTTGACGGCGCCAGCCACAACAAAGGCGTAGTCGTGCTCGACGTTGTATACGTCCGTCCATGACCGAGTAGGCAGATCAACTTTCCCACGGAAGTAGTTGATCTGCTCTTTGAATGGTAGTGAACCGTGAGAAACTGCCATTATGCTTACTCGCTAAAATACCTAAAGGAATGCAAATTGATTACTAAAAACGACATTAGGCACGCACACGATTTATGGTACCAATCCAAGGAGCGCACTCAGTTAGCTCTTGGAAAACTAGAAATTGTTCAGCGTGCCATGCGTGAACTTACTCAAAGCTTCAAGGCAAGCACCGTTACTGCTTTGTCCGTCAGCGAATTTGAAAAGGCACTTGAGGGTGCAACGCAGGAGCTTCAAAGCGCAGTTCAGGAACAGGATCGTACCGAGCGCCAATACTCAACGTTACGCGACAAGTTTGATGAGCAATCGAGCAACACATCACAACCCTCTTAAAATGTCATCGCGCCCAGCTAGATTGGCTGCGACCAGGCCATCAGCAATAGCATCTGCTAACTGGCTAGTCGTCATGTCCGGATAGGTTTCAATCAACCGATCCCGAAACTCTTCCAGGCTATGAACAGTGTCGAGCAGTTCCTTGATCTGCTCGACCATGTCATCCAGATACACCCCCACGGTCCGCTCCATCGTTCGCACTTGGTTATCCACGATGTCCGGCATTGCCACCGGCTTGGCGGGTACTTGCTCACTGTTGGTGGCCTGGGCAAGTACCGGAGTGGCAATGGGCGGCGGTATACCCAGCAGCTCGGCGCCCTCGGCCGGAGACGGGATATTGAGTTTGTCGCGAATCACTGACTGCTCAACCTTCAACCCCAGCGGCACCAGCTCCTTGAGCGCCTCGATCAGGATCTTGGTGTTTTCGGGCTTTGGTACGTCAATGATCAAGCGCGGATATGGACGACCAGGTGCAAAGTTCAGATCGCACCAGGGCCGCACAAAGTAGCGGTTCAGCGTATTGGATTCGGCCTTGGCATCGGCTTGCAACAGGTCCAGGCGAACCTCGTTATGGATTGTCGCCTGGGCCTGACTGGAGCCGTCATCGGTAGACATGGTCTGACCGACCACCGCTTTACTGACCTGCTTGTCCCACCACTCGGCCAATCCCTTGAAGAAGTCACCGGCGCCGGTCACGTTAGCCGCCTGGGTAAAGTCGATGCGCATACTGTCCGGGATCACCGCCGCCGCATCGCTACCCAGGTTGGCCACCGCCGACATAAGGGTGGCGATATCTTCCTTGCTGGCACCAGGTCCGTAACGACCTACGCGCATGGGCATGCCGAAGATGTCGGCGAAGCCCATCCAATCCTTCCAGGTCCAGGCTTTGCACATGTAGCCCACGGCCGCCAGGCGCGCCAGGCCACCCCGGATAGGCAGGCCCGAACGAATACGCGGCAGATGGACGATGAATTTGTACGGTGCCAAAGGAATTCCATCGACCATGTCGGTTTCATCCAGGAGCCGCAGCTCCCGGCTGGTGTCGCGGTCGAACTGGAAGAAACGCTGGTCACGCGGCTCAAAGCGCGACGGGTTCCAAGTCTTGCCGCTGCGGTCCCACATGATTTCGGAGACGGCATAGCCTTTGCCCATGGCGTCGGTCAGGTCGGCTTGCAGCTCGCCGAACTCGGGAGAGTCGACTATTTCCTTGAGCTGATCGGCCCGGCGCACGTCCTCGGCATCATCGCTGGCGGCTTCGATACGAACGGCCAAGCCGGATACAGCCAGCTTACGGGTGCCTAACACCGAGGCGTAATGCAGATCCCGTTCCTCCATTTCCTCGGCAAGGGTCAGGTAGTCGTGGGCGCTCCCTTCGGCGGCAGCTTGCAGGATGGCGGCGAGACGACCAGGCGTCAGGCCGCTGGCGACTGACTGGTGCCAAACCTGGCGTATGCCGGTGGTGCGAGCTGCGGCCAGCTCTTCGGTGAGTTTGTCGTACTGGATGGGCCGACCGTACTGGTCGACGATTTTGGATTCAGCCATTACCAAATGCCTTTTGTGGAGCGCCAACCGGCGCCGATCTGGATCTCGCGATCATGTTGGGACGCGGGCTGGACTCGGTGATATTCGATGATTTCGACTTCCTGGCGGGACGCATAGTCGGCCAGCACTGCGGCGATACCGGCGTCACCGTGGCGCTTGGGTCCAGCTTTTTCGCCTTTTCCGTTGGTCCGTTTTTCCGGAATACGGGCTACGCCCTTGACCATCCGAAAGGCGCGCACGTCACTGACCACGTCCTTGTCGGCCGGGATGTCGTAGAAGGTGTCGTCTTCCAGAGCGGCCTTGAACGGCGGCATGTTGTCGCGATACCAGCCCTCGGTGAGCATCACCCGCTCGATGCGGTTGAAGCCAAACTCAACGGCCGTGTCTTCCGACAGTTGCGAGCCGTTGCCCCTGGCGTCGTCGGCGCCTTTAAGGAAGTTGGGTAAGCGACGAATGATGTAAAACTTAATCTGGAGTTGTTGCTTGAACGGGACGTTACGCAGCTCGACCACAAAGGGCGTGCGTTTGCGCAGATTCTGTTCTTTGAGCAACGGCCAGAAGACCGATAGGTCACCAGAGCGGCCGAAGTCCATGCCATAGAAGCTCTGTACGTCCAGCGGGATCGCCGAGAGCAGCGGGAGCAAATGCTCTTCGCACCATTCCAGAGACTCGGCCAGGCGCAGGTGTTCGGCGATGGTTTCGTAACCTTGCGGGTACGCAAGGCGCAGCACCGGCACGGCGCGGTTACTGCGCTGCTCGACCAGGGCCATGCTGAGAAAGGCGCCGCCACCCTGGGATGGCACGCAATCCAGCTCTTCGTCGGCTGCATCACCGTAGAACCCGTAGACGCCGTTCACCCAGGCGATTTCATCCTCAAGCCTGTACTCAATGCCTTTACGCAGGCAGACGCGCTTGTACAGCCCATCGGCAACGGCTTCACCGAAGGTGCAACGAAACACTTTGCCATTGCGCTTGCCTGCCCGGATTTCGTTGACTAGGTCGTTGAAGGGATTCTCCGTGCCATCGTGCGTGCTGATCACATGGACTTCACCGCCCCAGATCAACAGAGCCATGGCCGCTTTCAGCAGCTCGGCCAAGTCCGCATGGAACGCGGCTTCGTCGATCACGACAACGCCCTGACGGCCCCGCAGGTTGGACGGTCGGCTGGTCAACGCGACGATGCGGTGACCGCTGGGGAAACCTATGGTGTAGGTCTTGATGTGCTTTTCTGGATCGCTATCGGGCCAGATGCCTTCCTCGATTTCTTCCGCCGCGTAGTTGTAGGCTCGCGCCCACATAGCACATGCCTGGATGTACTCCACTGTCATGTCCTGGTTGTATCCCAGGTAATAGACAGTTTGACCGCCGGCAGGCTTTTCGGCAGCAGCGACCAGAACATTGTCCGCCGCTTCGGCCCAAGTCAAGCCGATGCGTCGTGACTTTTCGCCAACCTTTAGCGGCGCCCGAATTCCGATCCACTCTTTCTGATAGTCGAGTAAGACGGATGGCGCAATAATGCTTGCCGTATTTTCAAGAACAACGGAAAGGCTCATGCTAGAAACCCCCTAACCCGTTGCACAATTCGACTAACCAAGCTCAAGGGATATGACTGATGATTGATTGGGTTGCTGCCGCGTTCACAAGTGCCAGGGCGGCGGGCGATATCGCTAAAAGCCTCATAACACTGCGTGACGAAGATCTTGTGCGAAGCCGAGTCATGGACTTGACCGGCACTCTGATGGAATTGCAGCAGCAAATGATGCAAGGTCAGCAAGAGCAGATGACATTTATAAAAAAAATTTCTGAGCTGGAAAATGCTCTGAAAGTGTCGTTGGCTAAGGCGGATCTGCTGGGTCAATACGAGCTTGTAAGGGTTGGTTTGGGAAAGGTCGCTTACGCGCTGAAGCCAGAGTTTAAAACTACCCAGCCGGCCCATTTCTGCTGCAACCAATGCTACGACAATGGAAAACGGTCTATTTTTGAAGGCTATGATCCTGATGAAGGAATGATGAGCTTTATTTGTCACGCATGTAGATACTGCCTCACCGTTGAGGTCGCTCACGTTCCGCAAGAGATGCTGGCTCGTTGACGTATGAGGCGTCATGCAGCCATCCCTAGAATTTCGCGACGGATTTCTTCTACCGTCGCTTGATTCAAACCACCTTTTTTAGCGATTTTCTCAATACGAGACGCTGCCGCCTCGGCCTTGTCGCGAAACTCTGCTTGCCATTTCTTCTGTACGACGGATGCTCTGCCCAACTCCGCTACCGCTTTAGCTACCTTTGGCAGATCCATTTTGTCGCCGTCAGTCATAAGCAATTTGAACAGATGCTCCTGGACCAGACGCATCAGCGCTTCGTTGACCGCGCCTTCCTCATCCGGTGCAGCAGCCACCACGGCACGGGCCTGTTCGCTGGCCATCTTCAAAGCGGAGAGCTTGGACTCAAAGTCCTGGCCATAGCGATGTAGCGCCGACTTGCTGATTGAAAAACCCTGGCGCGACAGTTCGTTGGCCAGGGCTTCGTAATCGCTGAAGTTGTTTTCGGCCAGGGCCTTGTCGAGCCAGGTCTTGACCGACTTGGGCAGACTGGCAACCTTGCTGCGTGGGGGCATGGGGTCACCAGTACTTTTCTGGTCGGGCAACGCCTGGATTGCAGGCGATGGTGTATTCCGCAATGTCGACCCCGTAGTGGGTCAGGCCACAGATCCACACGCCGTTGGGCTTTTTGTCCAGCGTCACCAGGCTACGGTCGGCCAGGTAGTCGAGTTCGCGGCGTAGCTCCATGGTGGTGGCATCGGGATAGATGCCCTGGATGGTGGACAACACGATAGCCTCATGAGGATCGACGGGGCGCGAGGTGTCCAGGGTCTTGATAATGTACCAGCGCAGGGATTCCCGGCGCGTTTTGGCAGCGTCGATGTTCATTACTTCAGTCCTTTTAATTGAACGGTTTCTAGCTTGAGGGCCAACGCATCTAGCTTGGCCTCGATCACGGTTTGGCCGCGCACGTAGTCTTCCCGGCGCACGTAGTGCACGGGCATGTCACCCCGCAGCCGTTCAAAGGATATTTCCAGCGTGCGCAGGCGTTCGCTGTCCTTGTCTGTTATTGCAAAGCGCTGATCCAGTCGGCGTTCCATTTGCATGACCATAACCTTCACCAGTCCAGCGAAAGCGCCGAGGATGGTCACGGCAATACTCACCAGTTGCCACGCAGGCATTTCAATCGTCGTCATCGACGGCCTCTCTTTTCGCGATGCGTTTGGCACTGCGCGAAAAGCTGCACACCTGGTATGGCCACACGGCGTTGTTCCGGGATTGGCATATCGCAATCCTCTCCTGTGCAGAACTCGGCCGAAGGACCGTTCAATACTTCACGTTGTGCCAAATGTGCCGCCAAGGAGGATTCGTTGTGGATCGCCTCCAGGTGACTGGCAAAGTCAGTTACTTCCATTGAGTGTCCAATCGATCAGGCGGTTGAGTGAAGCCCGGCAGGAACTGTGCAGCTCGCCGTTGCGAATCTGGTTGGCGAGGACAATCGACTGGGTGACACCTGAGTCGAGGCTGTCAACGGCTCCGGCTCCACCGGACGACGTAGCAACTCCGCTGGCGGCTTGTCGGGTTTGCTGGGCGGGCACTGCGGTGCCGATTCCGTTGGCCTTGTTCCACACGCGGACAAAGCCAACAGTGAAAACGCCAGCAGGCAAAGGCTCAGGTGCCGATTCGAGGGTGCGGCGATACAGGGTCGTGACACGGGCAATCTCTCCCTTGAGTTGGTCGGTATTCTTGCGAAAGAATTCCTTCGCGTCGGCGAGCTGGGTGGCGAGCAGGTCTCCCCGATCCCGCTGAACGCTCAGATCTTTAACCGCCTGATTGGCGGCTTTAGCTGTTGCCTCGGCGATAAGTTGCCGCTCCTGGGAGCGCTCTAGGCGCAGCTCGGCGATAGCTGTTTCACCTTCGCCCGAGGCTTTGGAGTAACCCTGGTCATAGCCGTCCTGCCAGTTGAGGTGCAGGCCGAACACCACGGCCGCGATGATGCCCACGTACAAGGTGGCGGGCCTGAGTAGGTCGAGCAAGCCATTCATTGGCACACTCCTTGGCCCCAGCCATCAGCAACGTAGAGGGCTTCCCAGCGCAACAGGATCAGGCGCGGGTATTGACGGTTTTCCCTGAACGCAGCGGCTGAGCGGCCGTTATTGAACCGCTCGACAGAGTTGAACCAGGTCAGCGGATCGGCACCCTTAGCCGATGCCAACTTGCGGTCTTTGATCACCCAGCCCAAACCGCCGTTGTAGGCAGAAAGAATCAGCGCCCCTTGTTCGCAGGGGCCACGCGCCTGGATGCGGTTCGCCAGCCAGCGGTCATAACTGACAAGCGCCTGCATGGACCAAACCGGGTTATACGGTTCGATCTTGCCGAGGGCCTTGGGGAACAGCTTGGCAAGCCAGGTGGCGGTCGAGGGCATCACCTGGCCCAAGCCTTGCGCACCGACAGGCGATTTCGCTTCGAACTTCCAGCGGCTTTCCTGGTGGATCTGGGCGGCGAAGGTGGACACCGGCGCATCCAGGCCCCATTCCGCTTGGGCGATGCGGGTCAGGTCGCGGCGGTAGCGTTCTGCCTGGTCCGGGATTTCCGCCTTGGCCGGTGGACTGGCGGCCAGACATACCAGCAAGCCCACACATGCCGCAGCTATATATAGAAGAGAACGAGAGCGGCGCATGTCAAAGCCCCAGCGTCAGGCCAAGGACACAACCCAGCACTACCAGGGCGCGGCGGATGCCTGCCATGGAGCGCTCGCAGTTCGGCACCATGTCCGGCCTTGCGTACGGGAACAACGCTCGATCCAACCAGTAGCCCAGCACGCAGCCCAGTGTGACCAGGCCGCATTTATAGAGGACGACGGGCAGCTTGGTCGGGGCGACGATGGCCAGGCAGAACAGCAAGGCGATGGTGATCAACGCCCAAAAAGTCATACGGGGCGTGCGGGGACGCCGCTTCGGTTCGGTGGAAGTCATTGGGATACTCGCGGTGAGTGGATGGTGGCTCGCAATGCGGCCAGATGTTGAGCGGCGACCACAGCGTCACGGGGTACATGGACGGGTGGCCGGTACTCGGCTAAGGTCGGAGTGACGGCTCTTACAGCGGGACGCAATCTCTCCTGTTGGCGCACGTGCTGCTCGGTACGGCCGTCAGCCTGCGCGATATGCAGGTGCACCAACTCCCGCCAGTCGGCCGGAACCTTGGCCCATACCACCGCCCGCGCAGCATCGTCACCAGCGGCGAGAATGAGCTGGGCAAACTGGCGTGGCCATCGAGGTCGGGCGACTTTGGAGAGAGCGGGAGCGGAATGCATGGTGCGAAACCTGCCGTTGGGGGAACGGTGCCAGCTTCGCGTATGGGGCGGATTGGTTGAGTATCAGCGGGGTTTAAGAAAAAGCCCCGCTCGGTGGCGGGGCTTGAAGTCACAAACGAATAAGTTGGGGCACGATAAACAGTGAGGCTTTACATACAATCCAAGCAATCATCGGAAGGTAATTCGCCTTCAAACGACTGGACCTTATGTAGAGATATACAGGTGGAATGAAGCACCACCAAATACTCGGCGGGGTGTGGCCTGCTTGATGAAACTTTCGGGAATCCAGGCCGCATAGGGCAATGACCACAACCAAGCCAATGATAACGCCGACACTTGTGTTGATCCCTAAATCAACGAATCCGAGTAGAGGCGACAGTGCCAGCAACCAAGCCCAGTGGTTTGATATTGAGTCCTTGTTTAATGGAGGCGGGAGTATCGTGACTTCTGCTTTTAGCTCGGTCGTTTCTATTGGAGCCCAGGTGTCCATCCCAGTCTTCCAAACAAGAGTCCCATGTCTGATTTTGCTGACTTTCAAAAGTTCTTTGATGTCGCTTTCGGTGAACGGTCCTACGCGAGAGCCGCCATCGTCATAAAACCATAGCACCTGGTTCATCAGTGAATACTCCTTCCCTGATCGTCTTCGTAGCCAAATAGATCGGGCTCATTCTTGCGATGCAGCACCCGTTGTCGGCGAATGATGTCATAAATGGTCTGGTTCGCAAGGTCGTACTTGCTTACCAGATCAGGTATCGGGATGCTGTTGTCCTTCCAATCCCGGTAGATCCCGGCGTCTCGCAAGGCCCGCTTAAGCGCATCACCCCGTGGCAAGTACACCACCTTACCGCCCATCACGGAGCAAATTGCAAAGACGACATGCCGCGCCAGCTCGGCCGCTTCCACCCCTGGCTTGATCTCAACCAGAAGCTTGGCCTCGGCAATTTCCACCATTTCCCTCAATGATCCTTCCCAGCGGGAGAGCACGGTGGGGTCTTGCATGTTTGCCAACACTTTCTTGGCGTCCAGTTGATCGATGTCATCCGGGAACAGTTCTTCGTTCATCGCTCAGGTCTCCCATGTCGGCGGGCGTCATAGGTCAAAGCCGCAACCATTTTTTGCAATTGACCGGGGTCGAGCCATTCCACTCGCTCGACCTTGAACATACGCAGGGCCATACCGTCGGCATATGCCCAGGAGCGTTTGGCCTCGGCGAGAAAAGCCTCTATTTTACCCACCAGCTTTACCCGGTCCGGTGCAGTCGTCGGTGTCTTCCGGCCTTGCTTTTTAGTCGGTTTAGACTCCCAGCCCAAGCGGGCAAACTCGGCCAGCACAGCGCCGATCTGGCGTGGCGTCAGGTCTTTGGCCGAACGCACACCCGCCACGCGGCCCAACAAGGCGCGGTAGGTTTCGTCATCAAGCCCAAGGTCCTTCTTGGCGATGTGGATCTTGCTCAATTGCAGGTTGCGTGTAGTCACTGTCTTCCTCCTTTGATCAGTACCTGGAACGCTGCCGGGTCGGTTCGGGACAGTGCGGCGACACCATGAATGGTCATCGTGAGTGCATGGTCTGTTTCGTCGAATTTACCGGCGGTGCGGATCTGTTCCAGCTCGTTTTGGGTGCCGCTGTAGATTTCCATCTTGAGCTTGCTGGCACCCATGGCCAGGCGCTTGTCGCTGTCGCGCTTACGCTGGGCACGTTTACGCTCGCGTGCCAGGCGGGTTTTGCGCTGTTTGGGTGTTTCGTCTGTCATGGGTGGCTGCTCATCAGTACCGGACAACCATGTCCGGCAGACCGCCCCGGCGCACCGGGCCGGTTTCGCTTAATGCAGGGCAAGTTGTTCCTGGCCGTTCACACCGTGGTTCAGACGGACATCGCCAGCGGCGAGAACGCCGTGCATAGCGTCAGTCAGGGCGCGCACATCGTTTCCCTTGCTGGCGTTGCGGTCGCGGCAATCAAGCTTTTCCGTCTCGGAATGGTGCTTAAGCATGTACGCCGCTGTTGCCGGTGAAGGCTCATCGTTGCCAGCAAACGCCATGACCTGTCGGCGCACTGCCGACACCCAGGCGCCACAGAACACGTCGGCACGCTTAGTCTTGGTCGCAGGCTTGCAGCGCTTCAACTGCATTCCAATGAAGTCACGGCGGGACTGGCGGACTTGGCGCAGTAACAAGGCCATGGTGTAGCTGGCCAGCTCGGCCAGTTCGCCGATAAAGCGCCATTCGCCGATGCCCGCCATGAACAGGACTTTGCAGGCGTAGGCTTGGGTGACCGCACCCACCAGGTTGGCTTCCCATTGCGGGGGGGTCATCTTTGAACCACTACGGGCGGCGCATTCGAATACTTCGGAGAGCTGAATATCCGACTCTTCCAGGCGGTACTTTTCCATCAGCGCACGTGCCTGGCGCATGGCTGCGGCAGCTTCGTGCGGGTTATCGCTAGCTGCCAGGCGCAGCAGCTTCTTGATTTTGTCTAGGGCTTTGCTGTGGTCCATTTCGTCAGATCTCGGAGATACGGGTGATGCTGGTATTGTTGGCCAGCAGGTGTTTTTTCAGGGAGCTGAAGCTTTTCCAGCACCAGTCATAGGTGTAAAACTTGATCGTCTCCATTTCGGCGGCTTTGCGCTTACCGTAGATTTTTCGATAGCTCTCAATATCCCTTTTGGTATGAAGAGCCCGAGTTACCTTGCGGTAAAAACGGCGAGTTTCTTCGTGCTTCGGCTCGCCGGTTTTGTGGTCACAATCCAACCAGATGCCCTTCAAATAACCATCCACGTAGACCATCGTGGACCAGCTCTTTTTAGTGCGGTCAGTCTCCTGCGATAGGCTGATCTCAAACCCATCACACTTGAGCTTCATGTAGCCCCACGGGCTTGCCATCTGCTCTTTCAGCGCATCCCAATCCGCCCGCTCCATCTTTTCCTCGGCTGCTCGTCAGTACCAGGCAACCACGCCTGGCAGACCACCCCGGATGACCAGGGCGGTTTCGCTTAGTGAAGGGTTGTCTTGGTGGGTTGCCAGCGGCAGGCAGGAATGGCACCCAACATCTTTTCGCTGGCGACCAGGTCGAATAGCTTGTTGAAGATACGCACCGCTTCCGTCTGGCGAGGTGTGCCCAGGTGCGTGGTTGGTACACCTGTCATATCGACGGCTACCGATGGCTTGCCGTTGCCTTCGCGACGGTCTTCGAGGGTGATGGTGATCTTGGCCATGGGGCCTCCTATCGTTGAGAGTGGAAGGTGATGTGGTAGTCGCGGGCGACCTGACGTACGTATTTCTCGGTCATGTGGTGCTTGCGTGCGATCCACTTTGGCGAGTTGCCCATGACCGCATCGGCCATGATCAATGCCGCGTGCTTGTCGGTGTCCGGGAAAGAACCTTCGATCTTCGCTGGCACCTCTGCCTCAGGTGCTGCCACATGGGGCGCAGCCGCAAAAAGGTGGGCATAAACCGGCGACCGCTCCGGGTTAATCGTGAATGTCGCGGGGGCGCTGCTCATCTGGTGACCGACTTTCTGGACCTTGCCGCCGCGAGCCAGGAACTCAGCAGTCAGGCGGTCGAGGTTGGCGCGCTCGATGTCGTGTTGCGGCGAATGCATCGGCAGCGGATCGCTGCGGGTGTCGTGATAACGCTGCATGGTCAGGCCCCCAACGCTCGAAAGCCTGCCTGGTTGTCTTTCCCCAGCCGCTGGATGTAATGCGCCACAGCAGTGATGCCTTCACGCTGGTTCCGCGCTTCTGGAACACCCGGAACAAAGAGCGTTACGTTGTCGACCCGGGAAAGGCGAGCAGTGACGGTGATGGTGTCGCGCACCAGTTTTTCTTCGCCCTGGGCGAGAGCAATCGCACCCTCTGGGAGGGTGATGCCGAAGTCGATCTGACCCGATGCAAAGCAGTAGGCGGTGATGGTCTTTTTCATTTCACACACCCGCAATGTCGAGGCTTATGGGTTCGTATTGGTCGGTATCACCAACACGTTGATAGACGCGGATGTAGGACTTGGAGCCGATCACCTGGCAGGCATCACCAATCGCTTGCATTGCGCGCTGCCAGCGTTCATCGGTGATTTCCATGCGACGCAACGCCAGGACGCGGGCTGTGCGGATGTCGCCTTTTTGGTCAGTTCGAAAGGCGTCATTTACCAACGTGACCACTTCGGGGCGCGCCCCGGTGGTCCAGTCCCGCAGGCACTCGTCAATCAACGCCCGCGCAGCCTGGAGGCGTTCGTCGAAAGCGATGCTTTCCTGGACTGCGCGCATGATTTTGAAGCGCCCGTCGAAGCTGATCAGGCTGATATTTCCTTTCTTGCCACCGATCTTGGCACCGTACTGTTCGGCGCTGAGTTCGACGAAGGCTTCGATATCACCGAAAGCTGAGGCCTTGAACTTCGCCAGCACTTCGCTGGCGGCGCGGGCTTTTTCTACCAGGCCAAGCACCAGAGCATCCCGCTCCAAGTCGATAGGCTTGATCATGCTTTCCGGGATCAGGCGCTTTTGCGCGTCGACGCGGTAGCCTTCGTGGATAGTTTGTTGTTGTGTCATTGCAAGGTTCCTCAGTGGAGAGTCTGACGCGACCAGTCGGCAGGACGGGAGGCGCTGATGGGTTCGCGCCACTCCAGGGTCACGCCCTGGAACTGCACGTAGAAACGGGCGCTGCCGGCCGTTCTATGGCGTTGATAGCCCTCGGTATGACCTAGGTTGATCAGGCGCTGGCCTGCTTCTGGAGTGATCACCAGGCGGTTATCAGCCGGATGAAAGCCCTGCACGCGAATGCCGTGGGCCTGCAAGTTGCGGGCGGCGGCGTTGAACACTCGCAAACGGTCTGCCAGCGTTGGGGTCAGGATTTTCAATTGCGTGCGGTTAATGGAGGCGAGCATGGGCGTTCTCCTGGTTGCAGCAGTCGGGGTTGATTGGGCAGTGTTGGCAGGCACGCCAGTGCTGCATCGCCTGTGGGTTGTGGGTAGGCGCTGGTTTTTCGCGGTAGCTTTGGCATTGGTCCGTCGTGACGGTCTCGCCTAGGGCGACACATTCAATGCGCCCAAGGGTTTCCATTACCCGCCGCTCGACACCGGCCATGCTGGGCGACGCATAGCGGTTGGAAAGGGTCAGGCTGACGGCCGTGCGGCTCATGCCGATACGCTGGCTGGCCTTGGTCTTGTTGGTGGCGGCAACTTCGGCGGCGAGCAGGCGCACGAACAACGGCGCGTCCTGGCCCCAGGCTGCAAGGTGGTTGACCTGGTTCATTTGGTCACCGCCTGGTCAGCCTTGCGCCAAACCACCTGGTCGAGGTTCGGGTCATAGACTTGGTCGAAGTCGCGCTGGTAGATCGGGTGTTTGGGCCCGGTGTACTTCGATGGGATCAAACGGAACCGAGTCTTGAAACCTGCGGTTCCGCCCCTGCGTGTCAGGTAGCCAGCCTTTGTCAGCCCCGACAAATACACATGGGCGCCAAATTCACTAATGGATACACCGTTAACGCTGGCTGCAATGGCGGCCTCGGCAGCGCTGAACTCGCCAAGGATGCGCAACGCCCGCCAGATGTTTTCGGCCCCGCCTGCATACGTCGACACCTTGCCGCCCTTGGTGACCCGTGGGGCTTCAACGCCTTCGTCTTTAAGGAGGGACCATTCGGCATCGAAACGCCCGATGCTGCGCACCTTGCTAACAATCCCGGCCTTTTCCATATCACGGAAGTAGGCGCGTACGGCTTCGTCATCTTGGTTCGATTTGCGTGCGACAGCGTATGTCGTCAACTCTTTAGGGCTGACGTTTACGGCGCGGATGGCTTCCCAAATCAGCTGGCGCGGGGTCTTGCCGCCCACCATCACCAGGTCTGCTCTTGCTCTAGGCATCCCTCAAGCCCTCCGCGACGGCGCTTCGCCGGTAAACCAGCTATCAGAGCCCCAGCTAGCCAGGTCGATACTGTCGATGCAGCGGGCGCGGGCTTCGCTGTGGACCTTGTAAAGGTTGACCGCCACGCGACGCAGGCAGCCATTCACCTTCTTGCGCAGGTCATCCAGCAAATCATCGGCGAAGTGCAATTCCGGGTAGCTGGATTCGGCCAGGGCGCGCAGGTCGTCGAGGGTGGCCCGCTGCGCAGGTACCCACTCCAGCACCCGGTTATGCAGGCGCTCCAGCTTCGCCAGGCTACCGGGCACACGTTCTTCGCCGATCAGGACAATGGTCCCTTCGCTGGCGTTGTAGATGTCGGTCAGGACGTTGGCTACGGCCTTTTCGAGCAGGTATTGCACGTCATCAATCAACAGCGGGCGCCCACTCTTGGACAACTGCTCGGCGATCTGGTCGACCATCACCGACATGGTTGGGGCCGGTTGGATGCTCATTTCGCGAAGGATGGCGTGCAGGAAAGCCTTTTTACTCCAGGTGTCACGGCACTCCACGTAATAGGCACGGTGCTGGTTTGCAGCAAATGCAGCGCCAACGCTTTTGCCTAGGCCGCTTGCGCCGTACATCACCACCAGGCCAGGCAATCCGGCTGGACGGTTGTGGGTGCGAGCAATGGCGGCAGACAGAAGGCCGACGTTGGTCAGGGGAACAATCTTGGTAACACTCATAATTCGACTCCTAAAGGTCTTGGGTTAAGCGCGGGCCTGCTCGGCGAACGCGAACATTTGCTGAATTGAGGTGAAGTCCGGGTGCTGCGGGTACCGGGAATGCCACTGCGTTTCCTCTGGCGACAGCGGCTCGCCGCTGGTGAGGCGGGTGTCGAGCTGGTTCCAGAGGCGATAGCGGGCAGTTGGGTCGGTGGGCAGGTCGAAGGCTTTGGGCTTTGGCGCTGACAATTCAGCGAAACGGCGGGCATCGGCCATCTGTTCAAGGCTGAGCTGCGCCGACGGTGCGGTGGTCGGTGCGATCATTTCCACGCGCTTGCCTGTCAGGGTTTCGAGCTTGTCTACAGCGCGTTTCATCTGGCCGCTTTCGCGCTTGTCGTAGGCCTTCTCAATCATGGCTTTCGGCATGTAATCGCAGGCGTTGCCGTCGACCAGTGCCTCACCGATCAGGTCGCCCTCAAGCGTGCGGACCCAAACGCGGGATGCATCACGCACGTCGTAGGCCAGACGGACTTCTTCGCCATGAAAGCTGCGCAAGGCATCAAGGAAGTAGGTTTCACCTGCCCAGGTGACTTCTCCGCGACGTGTCGGACGAACGACTTGTGGGCGCGACAGGTCATTGAGCAGCTCGGCCGGAGCAATAATCGGCTCCCAGCCTTCGGCGCGTGCGGCTGCCCACGCTTCGTTCGGGCTCATATGCCGCAGCTTGCCGGTCAGTGGGTCGCGGAATTTGGCGAGCCCCCTGTGAGGGCTGTTGTTGTAGGTTTCAATTTCGTATTCAACACCGGCCATGAACTCGGCAAAGGTCGGAATCAAACGAGTGCGGCCGGTTTCGCGCAGCTCTTTGCGGCCGATCCGGTGCACCTTGGTTCCCGCGTGCTTGTCCATGTCTGCGCCGATGTAGCTGGTCAGCTTCTTGGCTGCGTTGACCCAAATCGTTTGATGGGAACGCTCGATGAGGCCGCGTGCCTGGCTGTTGTACGGCAGCGCGTGGGTCATGGTGCCGCCGAGACGGTCGACCACTTCTCGAACGGTGTCGTTGGCGAAGCCTGAACCGTTGTCGACGTAGAACATGGCGAACATGCCGTGCTGCATGGCGTCACGCAGGGCGTCCATTACGCCGATGGTGGACTCGGCCTCACCGATGGAGATACCCAAGGCTTTGCGTGTCGCGACATCAAGGACAGTGGTTGCTTCCGGGCGGTAAGGCTTGCCGGTGCGTGGATTCAACACCTCGGCGTCGAACTTGTGGCCGTCGGCGGTGAATACGTCGCAGGGATACATGCTCTTTGTGGAGCGGCGCTTGAACGGTTGCAGGGCCTTGAGTTCCTGCGGTGTACGACGGCCGCGCTCGCGGGCTTCTGCACTGAGCTTATTAAGGAAGCGGCGTACTACATGGATGCTTGGTCGTTCGGCCGGGTTCTTCAGGGCGAACTCGGCATAGGCTGATTCGACGCTGGGCTTGGTTGGGCGCTGGTAGCAGGCCAAGAACGCCGCCGCCCATGTAGGGAGGCTCATGTCTTTCTGACGGCGAGCTGGTGCCAGGCCGGTTTCACCCTCTTTACGGTAGTCGGCCAACCAACGCTTTAGCGTACGTTCGCTTAAAGAGCGGTCGCCGGTCTTGCGGTCGTTGGCGCGCTGCACCAGGCCATTCAAATAGGGGCTGAGCTGTTCAGCTTTTGCCAAAGAGACCAGGGTGTCGATGGCGCGTTGCTGGCTGATGGTCTGGCTCATACGTTCGATTTCACGTACGAATGCCAGGCGAGCAGTCATCACAGAGCGTTGATCTTCGCTCAAGCGTGACGCGGAAACAGCGTCACGCTGAGTAGTTATTAAATCGGTAAGCGGCGCGCACTCTGGTGCTAAATCAGATACAGAGGCAGCGATTAACGCGGCTTGGGTTTCTGGCGGCAGTGCAGCGAAACGATACTCGACGGCCTTACTGCCAAGACGGCCTTGGCCTTCCCATCGTTCGCGTTTAGCACGCAGTTGAATTGCCCGCTCTGTTCCCGGCATGCCAGGCAGACCAGCCAATTCACGGGCGGAATACCAATTATGCATGGCCGTCACCCAGCAGCTTCTTAAGCTCGCGTGCTTGCCTAGTCGCATCAGCGGCAACTCGTGCCAGACGACCAAGCTCCGCGTTGAGTGCATCGCGACCGTAAGCCACGCGGCCACCACGTTGCTCAACCAGCCAGTCGGTTAAAACGTGACTGCTACACACTTCTTCAAGCAGTGGGGCTCTATAGAACGGGAGGTTATGGTCTGTTCGGGCTGGGCTCGACCACGCGTCAAGCATGTGCTTACTCACGTCATCGCCAGACAAGCGAGACATGCGTGCACCAATTTCGTAACGGTCCAGATCGGAACCTTTCAGAATCTCGCTGATCAGTTCACTGACCTGTGCGGCATTGTTGCCATTCCCTGGGATAGCCAGAACTGGCTGTGGGACAGAGAAGATGTCTAACGTACGATCATCCTTTACACGGCGCATGTTTATCCCTCCGTGCCGGTTTTACGGTGTCGAAGGGCATAAGCTGGGTTATGCTCTTGGCTAGAAGTCGCGTTGTGTTCTGCGCGATGCACCCGAATACGGTGTGGGGTGCCGTTTGCGTTCCAACGTTCGGGCCACAAGTCGATTGGCTTGAGGCCTAGCGCACGGGCAATAGCTCGCTCCATTCGCGGGTATGCGGTGCGCTTAGCGTTCTTGACGGCAGCATCTGTAACGTCAAGTTCACGCGCCAAGATTGCGAGTGACGTACCGCGGCTACGAAGTTGGTATTTGATCCATTCCCATCGCTGGGCTGGGTCAAGCGGGATTTCGGTTTTGTTCATGCCTAGCGTCCATTCATAACCACCGGCAAGGGTGGTTTTTTGGGATGTCTAACGTTACCTAGGGCATAAACATAGCCAAATATAACTATGTGGTAAAGCGAAAAATGGCGTTTCGCTTTCCATCTTTGGCTTGATGGTGGTTAATTTTGTCTATCTCTTTGATCTGTAAGGCTTTATCGAGAAAGCGAAATTTCGCTTTGTGCAGGGATGCCGTTTCGGATAGCTCAAGGGAGAAAGCGAAATGAGTGAAGGGCTGGCGGAACGTATCCGGCAATGCGCTGAGATAGCGGGAAGTGGCGATGAGTTGGCGCGACTTACCGCTATCCCACGACGCACCCTTGAGTATTACCTGACCGGGCAGAGTGAGCCCAAGGTAGCGCGGTGTGTAGACATCGCTAAGGCGGTCGGCGTCGACATTGGCTGGCTTGCTTCTGGCGAGGGGGACAAGTTGAAGGGAACTGCCCCCCAGTCCATTGCGGAGGACAAGTACGCTTACGTGCCCTTGTACGACGCCCACTGTAGTGCGGGACACGGTGCGTGGAGCGAAGGGGCTACTGTCCTAACCCAGCTTGCGTTCACGGCGTACTCGCTTCGCAAGCAAGGCCTGGACTCTGCGCGACTGTCCGCAATCCGAGTGGACGGGGATTCGATGGATGGACTTCTAAGCGATGGCGATACTGTAATGATTGACCACAGTCGCAGCTCGCTTGAGGGAGAGGCTGTATACGTCATCCGGCTGGATGACCATCTCTATGCGAAAAGGCTCCAGCGGCAGTTCGACGGGTCTATTCACATCATCAGTGAGAACAAGGCCTACCGCGATATGGTTGTCCCCAGGGATCAGTTGAACGACCTGGAGATAATTGGCCGCGTGGTATGGGCTGGCGGTTGGATCTAA